CCCGTAATCGCATTATTACCAAAAGCATTTGTTGCGCCGCTTACACAGTTCAAGTCCTCACTCAAAGTCGGGTCTTGGAACGTTATGATCTGACCCGCAGCAAGATTGGAAATGCTATCGGGCGTGCAAAGCATAAACATAATGTTATCTTCGTGATGTTGAAAACCACCATCAAAACTAACTTGGATTCGGTTAACGCCGCCTCCAGGATTGTCGGCACTTTCGTTAAAATATTTTGCTTTGGTGTTAAACAAATTGATGCGCTCAGCCAAAGTTAAACTTGAAGAGAAGTAATAATACTCTTCATTGTTTTCATCCGTTGCCTTAACAACCGCAGGTGTTCTCGTTTGACATACTTGATCTTGAAAATCCGAATTGTTCAAGGCAACCCCACCCATTAATTGATTAATACTTGCAGCGTTAAAATCGCTACCTAGTTCGCTAGAATTATAAGGCCCAACATCCAGAAAAGGTAACTGAATGCCCGATATGTTTGGAGTGTTCTCATAATCGGTTGTTCCATCATCTAATGTATCCGGATCAGAGCAACTACAGAATTCACATTGGTCGTATAGTAATATGGGTAAATTAATACCCTTTAAATTTACGCTCCGCAACAAGATCCACGCCGCGATTGATATTCCGAAAATCAATGTCCAAACGATTCCTTTAGATAATGCGGGCCCAATAATTCCAAAAGCAGGAAAAGCAGAAAATGCGGTAATAAATTCATAAATAGACATACCAAAAGCATACGAGGCCAATATTGGAAAGAATATATCCCGCAATTTCAAAATCGCAAATACAACGTGGAGTATAAAAATTAATGCGTATAGTATCGGTCTAAAAATAAACATTGCAAATCCGAACAGCAAGAATACGATGTCCATCCTGAAAGATGAATCGTTGGTCGGAAATTTATTATTGTCGCTATCGCAAGCATCGTCCAATATATTCTTGATACCGATAATCCTGTTGGGCAAAGAACCTTTTCTATACTGGTCAATCATCTGGGATACCGTATAGACCTTATTATAAACCATTGGATAAAATGTATCCTCACAGTTTATCGCCGCATCTATATCCGCATAATCATCCCAGTTCAAACTGAACGCATACGACTTTTCCTTAAGAGTGGTAGATACTGATGTGCCATATTGATCCCACCCATATTCCCTGATATTGGGTACCAAATAATAAGCCCGCTTAATATTCTCGGACAACTTTGGCGATTGGTTCCATTTAACCTTGAATCGATATTTACCTTTTGTCGGAATCCCAATCGCGGGGTCGTTCGAAATAACCCGTTCCCCAAACTCGTTGGTGGTAATGAAATCGTAGTTCATCGGAACGTCGACCATCCAAGTGCCGTTCTCATCGATAACCTGTCCACCCGATTCCAAATCGTAAACCTCCAATATGGGTCTTCCGTTTTCGTCCTGTTGTATTGTTTGTCGGATAGCCAAAATTTCCCCCGGTCCTGTTGCCAATCTGCATAGCTGTCCCTGTCTAAATTTAGGCTTGCAATTACGTCTCAAGGCCATTTCATCGATATCCGAAACAATAGAACCCATAAAAACAGCCGTTGGCGTTATGGTTATATTGGCCTCCGCCGTTATATCGAAATCCGTTCTTGTAATACCCAAATTGCAGATTTCTGGCTGCCCCCATAATGGTTCCACCTCTATTGTTCTATTGATGGTTACAATCTGGGGCAGTTCGTTCAAATTGCTCGATGTTCTGAATTCTGTTCCCGCAACCTGCGATTCGGTTGCAACCCCCATCCGTAACAAATCTTGCGGAGATAACGAGAACTCCCCTATATCCGATAAATCAATATCAACGTGGATTGTTTGTGAGCCGACTGGAACGCCAAACAACATAAAATCCCCGCTCTCGTTCGTGTTCGCCGTGTAGCGGTAGTATTTGTCAAACACGGTTATCAATGTCGGATTAGTCAGTACATCCTCCCTGTCCGGAAATGTGCCCGTTGGTTTGTGACCGGAATGCGATTGGACATAAGGCAAAAGGTTGTACCTATAACCATCCTCGTTCAATTCTGATAACGTTCTATACGGATACAAATCCGATATAACGGGATTGTTCGTATCTTCATTTGATAAAGGAATGAATATTGATACTTTGGCGTTTGGAATACCATATCCATTGTTGGCAGTGATCCTACCGACAACAACACCATAATCGGAACATTGTCTGGTATAAATTTGGCTTTGCACAACTTTTAAAGATAAGATTTCAAGGAAATCGAAATCTTGATCTAATTGCACTCTTATCGATTTATCGACACCGACCTGCGTCCTTATTCTATATGATTTTGGCATTCAGTAAACTATTTGTTTTAATATAATCAATTTATCCCTTCATATCAAGAAAAATTGACCGTTTTGAGGTTCTTGACCCTAACATTGATATCCTTGCTCGGGAACCTTATCTGGTATGTTTGGGTCGGTTCCGCAAAAATGGTCTCGTCGATAAGCTCGATTTGTTTTGTATCAGAATCTAAATATCTTTGGGATGTTTGCGAAGATGAATATTGTCCGCCAACCTTGTTGAAGACCTGGATATCCGCAACGGATATGATACCGTTCTGTGATTGGATTATCCTTCTTATCTCGGATATATAAACATTCTGACCCATTTGCATATTGCTCGGGCTAAAATAATTCGTAATGGCATCCGCTATTTGGGAGATAACCGCCCCTTGGTTCTGCGTGTTGTCAATCACCACATCAATATTGAAGGCCAAATCGATTACATTGGCAACCTCGACCGAAATATAATCGTTTATCATACGATAGTTTGAAAGGTAATTCGCCACGTTGCTTATCAAGGTATTCGAAATGGTCTCGGTCAATTTGCCCGTTGAATCAAAGGAAAGCATCTTGATTTTGATCTTGTTGTTTTCCTCCGTAACCGCCACCTTGGCGGGCGCACCAAATTGGGAAGGCATCGTTCTTATCAAAGATTCGTAATCGTTGATTGTGACCGCCCTGTTTTGTGCCGAAAAGTTAAACGATACAAGATTTCTGATTTCCTCGGTTGTTGGAGCCCCAGCTCCGCCAATAGCGGCGGTAACGTTGGTACAGGCCAAAGAATTGATTACACTGGTGTTCACGGAAGCGGATGGACCGTTAACTGCAAAAGAAATCGTACCTATGTTGCTGATAACGTTGACCCCAAGGTTGGATCCCGTGCCGCCGCCAATCCTATATTGAACGAACAAGGTGCTGTTCGCCTTTAAGGTGCTGCCCAATGCAAAATTGTTGGAATACTTATAAAAGTTAAGATTATAGCCGTTTCTCGCAAACTCCCTCAATTGCTCATCAGCGGATTGGCTTCCACCGCCAAAAGTCATTTTCAAAAATCCTTCGGGAGTATATTCGGTTATGAATTTGGTGTCAGTCGTTATGTATTTACCAACCTTTATCCCAGGGGAATCGGATACCTTTGTCGGATCCTCTACGAACACCCTGTTTTCAACCAAAGCCTTTACCTCGTACCATCTGTTGTCAAGACCAAGAAACTCTTGTACCGATGGAACATTCGCATATTGCGTTCCATCCTTTAATAGTACGCTTGTGACGCCCAGAACGTTCTTTTCAGGTAAGAAAAGCTCGAAGAATGGTCTTACATCGTTGGCGGTTATTGTCCTCTTAAAAACCTTTGTAATACCGTTTACGACCGTTTCACGTTTGACTATTGTATAGTTCAACAATCTGTTGTTCGCATCGAAATTGGGTATCTTCAATCGGTTCGGGAACCCATCCCCGTTCAATGGGGATGCGAAGTCTATATCGTAAACGGTTTCGAATACTTGACCAGCCCCGTTGACTTGGGAGCCGCGTCTTAATATTCCGCAATATCTCAAATCTTCTTTGTCTCCGAATGCGGGGACGGTTATCGAGAAATCAACCAAGGCCACGGATGGGCGTTGGCCCGGAATCTTAAGACCATAGGTTCTTGCAATATTAAAAATGGAGGATCTTTGCTGCGCAAACTGCAAAACCGTTTCTTGGATGCTCCTGTCAATGTTGAATTGCAGGTTGTCCGTTACGGCTGCGTTCAAATCCAATAATGCTGAAAATACGGAGGCATCGTTGAAATTATCCAATAATTCAGGATAGTAACTCCTTGTAAAATTAATAAGCTCCGTTCGTATCGATTGAAAGTCCCTTGTTGTGTAGGATATCTTTTTGTTCGCCATTATCTTTTATCCATAAATATAATGGTTTTCAAATTGCAAAGTAAATATTATGGGATTGGGTCGGTTTCGATTCTATACATTCTAATACTATTATTTATTTCATCTTTGCTTATCCCATTTTTTAACAGTAAGTTTTTTGTTAAATCACGATTTGATGAATATCTCATCAACTCTCTAATACTATATGAATCCAATTTGTTACCCACAATTTCAATAATCATTTTTGCAACATCATTAGTATTTTTGGAATAAAAAAGTAAAAGTCCAATATCTTCCGACTCTAAAGTGTCACCCTTAACATTGATAATTAAATTAACCAAATCATCCGGTTTTTTAGAATTATGAAGTAAATGAAGGATAGCAAACGAACTCAATGATTTACCCTCATTATTAATAATTTGCTTAAATAAATCATCCGGATTTTTAGAATAATCAATTATATCCTTAATAAATTCAACATCGTATCTATCCCCCAATGTGATAATAATCATTTTTGCGATTTCATCACGATTTTGACTAAAAAAGTGTAAACTTTTAATATAACTTCTAATTAAAAACTTACCTTTATATTTAATAATCATAATTACCAAATCATCGGGGATTGTTGTTACAAGTTCGATAAAGTCAAATCTATTTATTTTTTTAATCAATTCCTCTTTAATTTTAGGGTTAAGAGTGTTTAAATGACGTAACTCATAACTCATAAGTCCATAATTAATATCAGTATCATTCATTTTAATCCTCGCATTGAAATACGATTTTGGTAATCCTCTTCCCTTGCTCATAACTTTTTCAAGCTGATATTCAGGTATCGGCTTTCCAGTATTCACATACTGCTTCAAGATGTCGAAGTATTTGATCATATGTTGATTATTACAAATTCAGATGGATTAAACGCGCTTTCGTTTATCACATAATCAATCCTGATTTTGGCGGTATGTTCCATTTCGCCGATGCCCCTAACCGTAAATTCCCTTTCGCCGTTATCGTTCACGAATGTGCCCTTGTTCTCCTCTCCTTCCGATGCGGGCTTGATGCTCACATTGGTTATGGTGATATTAGGGATAAATTCCGCAACGGATTCCCGTATCTCGGCTTCCAAATCCGAAAAGGTGGGACCATCCAACGGCTCGAAAATGTATTCGTAAAGCCTTGTCCCAAAATTGGGCAAATAGTACCGTGTCCCCTTTCTTGTAAGCAAAAGATGAATAAGACCGCTTCTTATTTCGCTGTCGCTCGTTTCAGAAAGTTCGAAATATGTTCCCTTGTAAGAATCCCTTAAAGGGAAAACAATACCATATGTTTTTCCTTCCGCCATTACTCACCTTTTTCTTTTTTCGCCCCATCAAAAATGAAATCAAATTGCTCGTCGGATAGGTCGTGGCCCAAAGTAACATATAGTTTAAGGTATCTTAATTTGCCTTGGGGAAGATCACCTTCGTGTAGTTCTTCTGGCCTGTTTTCACCATAATCTATCAATTTCTCAAAAAATTCTACACTCTTATTTTCGTTCTTGACTGTGTCATAAGCCCATTTTTCTTCAACTGTTCTGGGTCTGTTGGTGAATCCACTATATTCAATACCACGTTCTTTCAAATAATCTTGGTACTTCTTGACATCCCTCCCGAATGGCTCGTCGATAATGCCCGTCGTATTCTTGGCATCCGTTAATTCGACACCATTTTCAGATACATCATAAACCACAAGATGCAAAGGTTTAAAATCGATTTCACCATTTGGTTTTTCAATAATGTAATTTTTGTCCACAATAAAATAAAAAGTTGATCCTTGTGTAAATCTATAATGATAATACTGATTTTGAGCATCAGTTCGACCAATACAGAAACTATATTTTTCCCCGGTCAAACTGCCTTGTGTATATTCGATACATCTACCAATGTTTCTTGCATCATAAACATCAATACCATCACCCCTCATCATTGGTTCATCATTAGTTGGCTCCCAGTCTTCAGCGGTTTTAGATATTTTTGGTGTTTCAGCTCTGAACGCTTGTATACCGTGCAGGTACTCGGAGAAGCGTAAGAAATCAGTAAATTCCCGAACATTTCCATCTTTTTTTATCACCAAAACGGACGGAATATTATTTACTTTTTTAATTTCATAATTTCCTATCCTGTTCTTTTCAAGCATTTCCATATACTCTTTCGATAGGCTCATTACATTGCCGATATTATCACCCTTATTCAAAACATAAAGAATAGCCATGAGGGGCATATATTTTTTGGCGGGGGATTTATCCTCCGCCTCGAATTTTTTTACAACATCCTCTGTTTGGGCTTCATCGAATCCGTTGGCTATCAAAATGTTCTTAGCTTGGTTGACCATAGCCTTGGATTCAACAAGCAAATTAATTATGTTGGTAAGTTTCATATTTGATTTTTTTCTATAAATACAAAATTAAAGTTTTTTCAACAAAAATATCGCTAAAAATTTTTTTGTTCCGAAAAAACATTATATCTTTGTACCACAAAATTTATCTAATATGGATTTTTCACCAAAAGGCAGTTCGGGGGTAATCATTACATCCACAAACAGATTGATGTTCGAAAAGTATTTATCGGAAATCGCAAGGTATAAACCACTCGATAGAGATGAAGAAAAAAGATTGTTGAGATTGATCAGGGACAATAACGACCCAATAGCAATCGAAAAAATTTGCAAGCACAATCTTCTTTTCGTGGTTACCGTTGCAAGGCGCTATTCAACCTCGATTGGACACTCGAAATCTTTGGCCTTGGAAGATTTGGTCAACGAGGGGAATATCGGATTGATTGAAGCAATCAGAAGATTCGACCCCGAAAAAGATAACAAATTCATTTCATATGCGGTTTGGTGGATAAAGCAACACATTTTGGTGTCCATCCAAGACAATATCAAATCGATCAGAATACCGTCCAACGCTAAAAAGATGTCGGATAGCATACAAAATATAAAAGACGAACTTGAACAAACGCATGGTTTTGAAGCCGCCCTGTCCGATGTCTTCCACGAAATGAAAGAAAGGGGTTTAATCAAACAATGCAACACCTACGATAAGCTGTCACATTGTTATAAAATGTCCAAATTCGAAACCAGCTTGAACGTAACCGCTGGGTTCGAGGATGGCGAGGAGATAATCGAGTTCATAACCGACGATACCGATAAAAATGCAGAAACTTTGTTCTATAGTAAAGAAATTAAATCCGTTATAAACAATGCTCTGGCCTCATTATCCGAAAGACAAAGAAATTTCATCGTACTTCATTTTGGCCTTAACGGAAACGAAAAAATGCAATTGAGCGATATAGCCATTAAATTCGATACAAGTGTGGCGATTGTATCCAAAGATATTCAAAGGGCTATCAAAATATTAAAAATAAGGCACGGCGAAATATTGAGAGATTTCGTCTAACAAAAAACCCCCGATATTCTCGGGGGTTTTTTTTATTCGTTATCGTAAAACATTCGCTCACTATCCTCGGTGTTCCATTTCTCGTGACTTTCGCAATTGTACCAATCCTTGTTGACCAAATAATCGGGCTTCTCGGGAAATGGCTTGGTCACAAACGATGGCTCCGACCATTTGATTCTGTTGTTCGGTTGCAAGGCAATTTGTCCGTTGTCCAAAAGGATTATATGATGGGACTTATGTTCCATAGGATCCTCCGCAAGCGTCAAATCGCTGTTCATATCGTTGCTCCCCCAATTGATGGTGGCGTAGTAGTTTCCTTTGTACCAATTCCTGTCCTTCATATAAACGTCCACCCTTGTATCATAAACATATGACAAATGGTGTACGGAGAAATTGTATGAGAAACAATTCCAAATCTGAAGATAATGAAACGGCAAATCGGGGTTTGGTGTATTCGGTTCGGTCAACAATGCGTGAGAGGGAAGCTTGTCCCTCATCACGCCGTTATTCAACAATACTTGGAAAAGAGCGGCTTGACCTGGCATGCACCTGATGGATATTATAACCCCTTCGGTGAACTCTCCGTGACCGGACTTTTGCTGGTACATATATTCGTTTCTCACGAATACTTTTAGCGGGAAAAAATTTGATTCAATATATGCCATAAAAAATTAAGATGAACAGCCAAAACAATCGAATGGACTGTCAGCAGGTTTTGGGGGTAATTTTGTTTCTACTGTTTTCGAAATATCCACAGCCAAATGTTTTGCACCGGTGGAAATCGCCTTTGTCCTCACATAATAGCAGAGGGTTTTCAACCCTTTATTCCAGCCATAAAAATGTGCGGATGAAATCTTTGACATAGTTGGATTCGACATATAGATATTCATCGATTGGGATTGGTCGATAAATGGCGCCCTATCCGCCGCCATTTCGATAAGCTCTCTTTGGGATATCTCCCAGATGGTCTTGTACTTTTGGATAAGGTACTCGATGCGTTTAACTTTCTTTTCATAACTTTTATCGTCATCATCCAAGTATTTGTTGAAATTTATATTTTGAATCGAACCATCGTTCAAAATAATTTCATTCTTCAAATCCTCGCACCAAACTCCAAGATTTTCGAAATCCTTTATAAGGTATCGATTTACAATCAAAATTTCCCCACCTACAACCCTACGATTGAACAAAGCGGAGTGCGCTGGTTCCGTCATTTCGAAAGAACCCGTGGCTTTAGTCGAAGAGGCTACGGGCATTTGGGTTGTGAACAGGCTATTGCATACCCCAGTTTCCATAACCTGTTTTTTCAAGGTTTCCCAATCCCAAAGACCAGATAGATTTTTTTCCTCGAGACCCCACATATCATATTGGAAAATACCTTTTGACATAGGAGAACCTTTGAAATAATCATAAGGTTTGTATTGGCCTGACGAACACAAATAAGCACTTTCGCTTATCGCAGCAAAATAAATGGTCTCAAAAATATTTTTGTTCAGTGTTCTTGCCTCGGTTGAGGTGAATATGTAGTCCAACAAATAGAACACATCAGCCAAACCTTGTACACCAATACCGATTGCACGCTGTTCGAGGCCCCCCTTTCGACCTTTCTCGGTCGAATAGTTATTGATGTCGATAACCTTGTTCAAAGCCTTCACAATTCGTCTTGTTTCGTCGTAAAGAAGATTGTAATCGAATTTGCCGTCCCTGATAAAATTCTTCAATACAAGCGAAGATAGGGTACAAATAGCGGTGGTGTTTTCATCCGTTGCTTGGAAAATCTCCGAACACAAATTGCTTTGGTGGATAATACCGATATTTTGATGGTTCGTCTTTCTATTGGCGCTGTCTTTTGCACACAGATATGGAACACCCGTTTCGATTTGGGATTCGATGATTTTGGACCATACGTCTTGGGCTTTGATTTTTTTGCCGATTCCGAGGGATACCGCTTTATTATAGTTTTCCTCGAACTCGTCCCCGTAACAATCCTGCAAAGGCTTGATTCCCGCCTTTTTGATATCGTTCGGGCAAAACAAATACCAATCACCATTTGATTCGACCGCCCTCATAAAATTGTCGGAAACCCATAAAGCGGTGAACAAGTCCCTTGCCCTGAGTTCTTCCGCCCCAGTGTTCTTTTTGATATCCAACAAATCGAAAATGTCCCTGTGCCAAGG